TTCCTCCTCTTCAGCGGCTTCCTCCTCTTCAGCGGCTTCCTCCTCTTCAGCGGCTTCCTCCTCTTCAGCGGCTTCCTCCTCTTCAGCATCTTCCTCCTCTTCAGCGGCTTCCTCCTCCTCCGGAGCATCAAATGCGACCGATGATGATGATGACGATTCTACGATACGATTTGTATGAAATGATGGCAGAATGTCAACTTCTTGTTCGTCTTCATCATCCTCATCCTTATCACTGGCATTGGCACTTCCCATATCAATGTCAGTTTCCTGGACTTCAAGTTTAATTGCTTCTTCGTGCTGCGGGTGCGGGTGCTGGTGTGGTTCCTTTGAATTTGAAACCACCGCCTTTACATCCATACGCGCTTCGAGTACTTGAATGTATCGATTCAATTCAATGATCGCAGATTGAAGCTCGGATATTTCTGATGGTGATGATGATGATGATGTAGCACAAGGTGACGACGTTGGCGCAGGGCCGCCATTTAATTGATTCTCCAGATCCGAGATACGTTCTTGAAGTTTTCGCACACAAGGCAACCCCATAATTGTCTCGTGTGTCTCTTTATATACTGTATATTCACCCACCACCCCGCTCAATATAGATGATATATGTTTTGTCATCACTTGAGATACATCCTCAAGTAATGGCCTGATGTCGATTGTCAACTGTCCTTCAGTTACATTATCGCGGGTTGAATTTGTAGATGTATAAGACATTGTTGTCTTGTTGTATGAAAATACACAGTGTAGTATCTTTATATTCTAATGTATTTATTTCAATTTTCATTTATGTAATTCTAATTTATACATATAAGTATATAAAGTTTGTGTGATACAATATTATACAGTATTGTATTGTATTGTATTGTATTGTATTGTAATGAGCGATAATATTACACACGCATCTAAGGATGCTCCAGCGCCTAGTCCAGCTTCGTTAGATCTGATGATTCGTATTATTATGTCTCAAACCGAAATGCCACACGATGAAGTTGTTTCGGCATTGGAACGGACAAATTATGATCTGAAAAAAGTTATTCGCGAATATATGACTTCTGGTGTGTCAACGACTACCGAGTCTACCGCGGCCGAGGCATCTTCTTCTGTATCTGCGAATCAATTACGATTTTCTGAAATCCGGAATTTTATGGATAAATCGGATGAAACATATCGGCGCAACCAGGAAATGACGCGTATCTATCAACAAGTGATGGAGAAAAAGAAACAACAAGCAGCAGATCAAGTGGCGTCAAAACTATAGGCGCCTTATTTCACATTCGATATTTTGGACTCCAGAAATAATATCCGACGGTAATATTTTAACTCCAGCATATTTACTTGTCCGACAATTCATTTTGGCGAATAACTCGTCAGTATTATACGTCTTTATTGGTGGATTCAAATTTTGCTGGATAATCACGGTTTCATTAGCGTTGCTTTTCCAGATGATCGCAACGTGTCCATAGGGGTAGTCTGTTTTCTTATATTTCCAGAATAAAATAACACCCGGACGCAAGTAATATGATGCTTTATGCTGATATGGATATTCATAGGTGTTAAGTTTCGTTGCGTTGCTTGTGGAGGCCGGAGCCCGTCGTGGACTTGATGACACCGGTGTGAATTCGTTGATTCGTTTGAATAGGTCAACCGCATCAACTACATCCGGAAACGTCAGTCCTTTATGTATACAAAAGAACCGGCGAACCAATTCGACGCATTCAAATTGTATGCCATATTTGGTTGGATATGTCGGGCTTTTTGTTTTTTTAATATATAGGACAATTTCATTATCTTTGATACTCGCGGGCGGGGTATTAGGAAGCGCAGACATAATATATAATATATAATAGTACGATATTATTATATATTGATACGAGTTACACGAGTTACACGAGTTACACGTCACTATTCTGTACCACCATCGTCTTATACCGTTTCTTCAATTTAAGATTATTCGTAGGAATGACTTTGCTATTTACTAAAAAGTCGTTATTGTCTTCATATAGCTCAGGTAATATATGTGTAAGTGGCTTATTTACGATATGAATTAATTGCGGTCCTTTCAATAATTGGCGATATTCCTGTATTGTTAAATTACCGTAATATTTATCTAAAAGATAATACGGGTTTGGCGCGGGTTTAATTCCGCGACCATTTGGGTTTCCATATAATAGTTGAATAAGATGAAGACGTTCAAATTTAGTCGATGTATCAATCGGTTCTTTCAACAAAAAAGCAACCGCACATTCAGAGCTACAAAAACAGCCATATACCTGGAAAATGTCATTTACAATCATCACAGGAATATAATACGTTTGACTATCGAAATCACACGTATCCCAAAAACACGCAGACTTATGATTAATTTTCGATTGAAGAGGTTCACTATTATGAAACGAATACTTCAATCGATTTATCTTTTTCATAATTTCTTTACTGTTTCGCTCTTGAATAATATTGATATTTCGGTTAGGTTGTATGGTGGTCGTCGTCGTAATTCCGCTAATCCCGTTGTCATTATATAAAACAGGTGCGTCTATTCTGCTGGCGTGTTGTTGATGAGTTGACACACAATTTTTAATGTAATTATTCGAGTTAACTAACTCCCGTCCTCTGTCCGTATTATTTTCGCGGGATTGAGTTTCATCTCCAAACGACTTACTATTACTAGGTTCGTCATTGTATTCGTAGTCGTTTGTTTCTTTTGTATCAATGTCTTCTTCTGTATTCAAATTAACAATATCACTGCTATGGATATTCGTGATACTATATGATTCTACTTCTTCAATCGCCGGTGTATATCCATAATTGGAAATAGAATCATTGGTTTTCAGATCCGACATATGGCATTTCAGATGAAGAATAATATTTGGAACTTCGGTGATATCTGATAGATTAGAACTCGTATTAGAAATAAGACCGGCTTTGGGCTTGCGTCCTCGTTTTTTGTTTATGTGGTTTTTGTGGATTTGGTTCGGTGTTACAAGGTCATCAGTGTCTTCTGCTATGTCATCGTCGCATCCAGTTCCAGTTCCAGCTCTAGCTCTAGCTCCACCGCCAGTGGCTATATTCGCCTTCGGGTCAATATTGTGCTTCACTATATAATTATGCTCTGTTTGCTTCAGAATTACAATGTTTGGAAATGTTGGTGCGTGGTCGGTTTCAGGCTCTGGATGCGATGGTGCGGGCGGCGATTTGACCTGTTTCTTTTTCTTCGAGGATGTAACGACGATGGGTTCGGGCTCGGCTGCGGGCACGGGCACGGCTGCGGGCACGGGCGTGGCGGCGAGCACGGGCGTGGCGGCGGACTTTTTGGATTTACGCGAAGCAGAAGGCATTACTAATGTGGTATAGTCTAACACCAAATATGTAAATGATTTTAAACCCTTTATGTCGCGGTGTTTTTACTGTAACACATTTAAAGACAAAAATATAGACTTTATTTGGATAGTATAGCACGGCTAACTCAAATTAATGCCGCCCGCAGAGCCGCCTCCGTGTCATAACACTTCCGACACAGTGGAATATAATTAGACGAACCGATGACAACCTGGTCCATCTGACGTGTCGTCCGGAAACTGAAAATGCCAGGTGTTCCATCTCGACAAATGCTACAAAGAGACTTCAACTTGATTACCTCGTCACAGAACGGGATGAGTTGAAGAAGCTTCCCGATGGGTTTTCTCTCGAAGTCGCCATCTAAACCGCAAATATAAACGCGTTTGTGTGATTGCTCTACTAGGATACGGACCTGCTCCTCGATATCTGGGAAGAATTGGCCTTCATTGATGAGAATTATATCCGCACTTGTGATGAGTTCAAGATTGTTGCTGATTGCGTCATACAATGTATTTGCTAAAATACAGGGTATCATCTGTTTGTCATGGGTTGAAAGCATTGATTCGGCGGTATACCGATTATCTCCCGCGTAATTAATAACCGCGATGGGTATATTACAAAACATCGATTTCTTGTATATTTCCAGTAAATACGACGTTTTACCGGAAAACATCGACCCTAAAATGAGTTCTAGATATCCGGTGGTCGACGATGGCGACGACGGTGATGGCGGTGATGGCGGTGATGACGGATTCGACATATGATTTATAATAAATGAACTGAATATAATATTAAGGTGTATACGCAAAAAAACGTTTCAATTATATACCGGTTAAGATTTGAACCGAAACACACATAAATGTAATTTTTTATGTTAATTTAATCGAGTGCGTTTATTGCCACATTATCATTATCATTATCATTATGGATCAACAATATCTTGTAAACGAATCGATGCCTTGGGTTGAAAAGTATCGACCCTTGTGCTTTGACGAAATCGTATTAGACCCATATAATCGCACCATTTTGTCGAATATTCTTAAAACGAACTATTTCCCGAATCTGCTGTTTTATGGTCCGCCAGGAACTGGGAAAACGACGACGATCATTAATCTCGTAAACGCGTATCAATCCAAGCTAAATATGCGTAATCGTGGACTGATGATTCATTTAAACGCATCAGATGAACGCGGTATCGATATTATCCGCAATCAAATCAACAGCTTTGTAAGCACCAAATCGATGTTTGGAAACGGGATTAAATTTGTTATTCTAGATGAAGTGGATTATATGACGACCAACGCACAAATCGCGCTGCGATACCTCCTTACCAGTTATACGGATAATAATGTGCGATTTTGCCTGATTTGTAATTATGTGTCACGTATCGATGAATCTCTTCAAACCGAATTTGTACGGATGCGATTTAATCAATTGCCTGAAAACGACATATTGATGTTTCTTATGAAAATCCGAGATGGCGAAAAATTGACATTATCAGATACGAATTTGGTATCAATTCAACGTCAATTCAATTCAGATATACGTAGTATGATAAACTATATGCAGACAAACCAGGATAATATACAACAAATTAATGTCATCACAAATGATGTATGGAGCCAGATGACGGATTTATTCATAGAAGCAGACGTTATTGTAAATGACGGCGGATCTACAAAAACAAATGTCGATAAATTAATGGATTATTTCAGAGATGTTAGTGAGACATATTGTATTGAACCACGAACAATAATGAAACTATATTTTTATTATATTATCCGTAATCGGACTGAATATGTTAACCCGGACTTTTTGAATACGGTAGAACATATTATTCATTTACATAATATACGCACTGAATACATCATCCAATATTTCATATTAAATGTTCGTAAGTACTTTATGACACACACATTGGTTGCTCCCGCAGCGTTACCGATAATCAAAAAACGAATCATAAAGGTAAAAATACAGAAAGGACTCCCACCGAATACAAAATAATAAGCATTTAATACAGCGTTATTCGTTAAATTGAATTTAAATAACCACGTATTCTTTATACAATAGTTCATTACTCGTTAATTCTCGTTAATATGTCTTCGACGATTGATACTGAATGGGCGAAGTTTATGGCGCGTATGAATCGACAGCAAAATTGCGAAGAATGTGACGACGATGGCGACGATGACGATGACAATGACGTCCAGGACAATAGTAAAAATGGAGGGGGCGTGGGCGTGGGTGGGGGCGTGGGCGTGGGTGGGGTTTGTGACCGCACACATCAGGCCACCAGTTCTGAATCTGCGACGAATCGAGTAGTAGCCGGAAAACAAAAACGGTCTTGTATTTCAAAAAAACAACAAAGAAAAACATATTCCTTTGTTGATGAATTTGATAGTGTATCATCATCAGCATCATCATCAGCAATCATTGAATCTGTGGTGACAGCGACGACAACACAACCGGCGGGAATACCCAAATCAACACCTATATATATTTCAACAAAGACGAAGATCGCGTATTTAAACAAACCGGTTGAGATGTATAAACTATTTTGGGATATCCCAGTTCAGCATTATTACAACCGGCGTGAGGGGGTCATCAAAAAACAAATCAAGTTTCAGACGACTGATCCAGCAGCGGTAGCTATCATAAAAGAAAAACTACAGCAACAACCAAGAATTTATGAAGAGCATGTTATCGAACATATCGACAATCCAAACGGGCGAATTCCATTCAAAGATCAGCGTAAAGTAAGTATTGGTCTATGTAAAAAAGATCTTCTTGGCGGGAATCACAAGAAGAAACGCGCATTCTTCAACTGTTTCGTCTTGATTTTGCGTATCAACGGTGGTATATGTGATAACCCAGAAGAACGTGCTCCAGAAGACAATATTTTATACAAGGAAATGCACGTTAAAGTGTTTAACACTGGAAAATTGGAAATACCTGGGATTCAAGAAGATAAAACTTTGGTCCAAGTTTTGAATTTGCTCGTGTCTACGCTTCGACCCTTACTCGGCGATGATTTGTCGTATTTGAAGGATCGCTGTGAGACAGCACTCATTAATTCTAACTTCAACTGTGGGTTCTTCATCGACCGTGATAAACTGTTTCACTTGATGAAGTATAAATACCGCATTAATACCAACTACGACTCGTGCTCATACCCAGGCATTCAGTGTAAGTTTTACTATATTCCAAACAAGGAGCAACAAAATGGGCAACAACCGCAGCATTTAGAGGATAATAATTATTACGAGGTTTCATTTATGATTTTTAGGACGGGCAGTATATTGATTGTAGGAAAGTGTAACGAGAATATACTTCACGTTATCTATCGATTTATTAAGACAATCCTGGAAACTGAATTTTCGGGTATACAGATGGGATTGGTAGTGAATCACAAGGATCTTCTTGTGGACGGTCAGGGCGGCGAAAGTGATGACGGATCTGACAAAATAACATCAGCACTACCAGTTACCGCCAAATGTTTAGGAAAAAGTACCATCAAAACAATTCGCAAAAAGAAAATTTACGTTACAGACGTGAAATATTATGTCGAAAATACCGAAGATAGTTAAAATAATATTTAGGAATAATTCGTAAAGAATATAAAGATTTAAAAATTTAGTATTCTATATACCGTTTCTTTTATTTACACTCCCATCCATTCCATTAAACCATTATGTCAAGTACAAGCACTACTAATGTGAGTGGCGGTGGCGGCGGCGCGGGATCTTCTTCTGCTGCTTCTGCTGCTGCGTCATCGACTACTACCGGCGATAACCAAACTGTTAGTCGTATTCCTTCTTATGCGTGCTTTCAACACGCGACTAAAGTCGCTATTTTGGAAGACAAGCCGATTATACTGGATTATTGGACGAGTTCTTTAGATAAAACTTGCCTTATTGGTGTTCGTCAGAACAATGAGAAGCTACTTGTGAAAAGCGAAGACGAGTATACCAGTCCAATCGCGAAAATCTACAAAGTGGATACTGAATATATTATTGTAACTGCGAACTCGATTTACTTGGTTTCTTCTGAAATCAGCACCAGACGCATTAACTAACACCTGTTCTGAATATTTCTTATCATAGTGTATATCAAACTATTATAAGAGACAATTATTAATTGACATTTTCTATTATGACCGCACCATTATCATCCATTATTTTTTTAAGTGATTGTACGCCACTATATACAATATTAGGTGCGCCAGGAAGAATAACAAATGTCTCTGGAGTTCCATTATATCGTTCGATTCGATTAATATGGTCCCCACCCGAAAATTCAAATGAAGTATTAATAGATTCATATATCGTTCGATATGGAAAATACGGCGCTCCCCAAAACAATATCAATGGGTATATCAACGTATTTCTTCCAACTGTCGTTATACCCGAATTGGATAATGGCGTGTTGTATAGTTTTTGGGTTTCAGCTAAAAATCGGTTTGGCGAAAGTCCTTTATCTCCAACAGTCTCTCTATCCGCTGGTTCAGCACCATCTTCGATCCCGATTGTACGTCGCGCATATCACACTACTACAAATGGTTCCGGTTCTGGTTCTACACAAAAAATCGGAATTGAATTTACTTCACCAACAAATTATAACGGTAATATCCCTACCACTTTTACGATAAAATACCGTCTATTAGACGGAAATACTAATAATTATGACCCACGGGATATTTCATTTACACAGGTTGAAAGTGTACAGGCAAATGAACAAATCAAAGACGCATCAAATAATATGACATTGACTTCAAATGGAGTAAAGGGTAATTTTATCCGTAAGGAAATTATACCGAATTACGTTTCGAGTGCGTTTAAAACCGGTCGATATCAGTTTACTGTTTATACTACAAATAACTATGGTTTATCAAACGTCTCTGATGTGTCATTTATCGTTTATTTATATTCAGCAACTGATTCGGTAGGAATATCGCGATTTATTTCACCGTCTTTTTCATTTCGTCCACCTATATCACCTGATTTATCTTCCGGACTACCAAACGGAAATATTATTAGCCTAGCGCCACTTGATAAATCTTTTCGTTTTAAATGGAAACAATATGTCGACACATTAAACTCTCCGACACCCTCTTATACCGGATGGATGTATCGAATTCAATACACTGATAATAAAGATTACTGGTATTATCCATCATATAATTCATCTAGTTCGACGTATTACCCCGAATACACGGTACCTTATAATACCGCTGGTGACCCTGATACTATTTATACATTAGACATAAGTAAGAATCTTATAAATGGACGGAAATATTATGTTAGATATTGCGTAGTTAATGCGTTAGGTGATACAAGCGAATACACGCAAGTCACAGATACAAATCAAGTAACGACGTCGGTTATTCCTGGAAAATTACCGGAGTCACCAACTAAATTTTACGCAGGAATTGATGACCGAATGATACGACTTTATTTTAATTGGGATACACGTCCACCTAGTATAGAACTTACTGGTGGATATCCCATATTAGATTATCAGATTAAACGTTACCGAACTTTAATTATTAATGGTGTAGTTACTAATGAACTGGAAATAATATTCGAAAATCTTATTGGTCCGTATTATGAAGATACATACAATATGGTTACAAATGGTAGTATATACTTCTATGAAATACGTACAAGAACGGCTATTGGATATTCTGCTATCCCGAATACTGTATCCGCGGTTCCGTCGTGTCAATCCAATGTTGTTACTAATGTTACGTCGGAAATTGGTAGTAAACGAATTACATTATCGTGGGTAGAACCGTCAGAACCAGATCCCTTAACACCAATTAATCAATATTATATCGAATACAAACTTTATGACATATATGACGTTTCAAACATTCCGACCGGAAATATAGTTGGAAGTTTATCAAACCCGTTGGTTATAGAAAATAATATTAGTGATATGAACTCTATTTTAGTCAATGATGCGCTTTGGTCAACACTCACCGTCAAAGCAACTAAAATTTTTACAAATAGCCTGAATTTATCATATACAATCACAGATTTAATAGATAATAAGGCTTATATTTTTCGTGTAGCTGCGGTAACACTTGACCGTCTACGTCGTAAATCGATTGGGTTACTTTCACCAATAGATAGTGACTCACCATACCTCCCGCACCCAACAATTATCGGCAAAGTTCCAAATAAGTTAACAAATGTGTCATTTACAAATGGGTCGAACTCTGTAAACATAGAATGGAGTAGTAATGATATTGATAATATTACAGAAAGAATATCGCACTTCATTGTTGATTACCGAGAGATTGGGTCTTCTGTATACTCAAGACAAACATTTGACTATTTAAATAGTATAAAAAGCAAAGACACGACCACCACATATTTTTCTATTACGATTGTCAATTTGACTAATAATGTCGCCACACGGCCCTTATCAAACACAGATAGTTATGATATTATTATTTACGCAGAAAACCCAATCGGTTATACAAATGATAGTGATAGAATACATTTGGGGTATTTAACTCAAACAATAAACAATGAAGCGGTTAGGTTTTCTGATATATATGAAAATGCCAGTTTAACACGATTTGTGCGGCCGAGGACTCTACCAAATATTGTAATTGAACAAAGATAAGATCGGATCGGATAAGAATATAATTCTCAAGTATATAACTAATTTTTCTTTTCGGTCGGAGTAATATAAGAATGACAACGCCAACCTTGATAGCGCCAACCTTGACTAATTTTATAGTTCCAACCAATAAAACATATGGCGACCAATCATTTAATTTAACAAATCCAACCAGTAATAGTCTTGGCGCATTTACATTTACAAGCAAATATCCAGCTATTGCTAGCATTAATGGTAATGTTGTGACAATTGTTAATTCTGGTACAACTGAAATTACGGCATCACAGGACCCTTCAGGCGTCTATTTTCGTGGAAGTATATCTGCGATATTGAATATCGGAGTAAAACAACCAACAATAACCAATTTTATTATTCCGAGCAAGTATTTTAATGATGTCTCTTTTAATTTAACAGATCCGCCATCCAATAGTACCGGGTCATTTACATTTGAAAGTAGTAATACTGGTGTAGCTACTATATCTGGGCGAGAAGTCACAATTCGAGGTACTGGAACTAGTTTTATAGTCGCAACCCAACGAGCATTTGGTAATTATAGCTCAGGCACGATAACATCTACTCTAACCGTGATTACGTCAATTCCTCAACCAGGTATCCAACGTCAAATAGATTTATCGTGGAATACACCTATAAATAATGGTTCTTCTATAAAGAACTACTTTTTCTCTTCAGACGAACGAAGTACCCCATCTGGGAATATTATATCTACGAGCTATGATTCATACGCATTACCAGTACCATATTCTAGTACAGTTTTATCAAATGTATTGTCGTCGTCGAATCGATCTGTAACCCTTGCGCTGGATTTATCGAACACTATAACAAATTATTTTGACTTGAGTTATAACGCAGAAATCGAATTAAAATGGAAATACAACAGTACAATCGTAGATATATGTTCTAATTCGCAAACCATAATGTCATTGTCTATTTACAAGAGAAATATAGTAACTGATACTCGAATATATGTATTACGTAATTATCAACGGATCTATGATTCGTCCATAAATTGTTTAGGTGCTATACCACAGAATAGTAATAGAACAATAACTGATATATTCAACGTCACATTTGACTCAATTGTTACACGGGATTTGTTATATTTATCGAAAAATGACGTGATTGAAGGGACTATTGCTTTATCCGATTTTAGTTATTATCCATCTACCGCAACAGCGTTCACTTCTGATCAAACACTAGAATACAACATTAGTATATTAGGTTTGCGTCTTGCGCCATATCGTTTTCCGATAACACGGGATTTTACATCGTTGTCATTTGGTAAAGGTAATGCCGGTCCCGAAACAGGATTCGTCGTAAGCACTGTAACCGCTCTGCGGAATGGTATTTATTATATGCCGAAAATGACTAGACCATTAACGTCATTTAATGAAGCCAAAATATCATTGTCGTGGATATATGGCATTAACCTTTCAGCAATTAATCTGTCGAGTTTATCAATACAAAATATTACACAATTAAATATTCCATTTCAGTTGCGTGTTCGGTGTTATTCGCGGTCTTTTAAGCAAATATCATCGGCGATAATCGACGCAAGTTACAATACATCATCGATAGATGAATTCGTTACTAATTCAATGACTGATCCTTCTTATAATACGTATTTGATATTTGATATTTCCCAGAATTACACCGCGAAATATAACGCATTTCAACGTAACACTGTCACTAATTTGTTACCTGTTAATTCTACGACATTTGATATTTCAAATTCATCTACATTTCCTGTAACAGCTTCTCCGATTGATCCCGCACACACACAGTTTGTATATTTGTTTTCTTTAACAGTTACCGATCCGAGTTATAACGCAGTGTTTCAAACAAACCCATTTCAATTGAATATATTGTCGAATACATTTGTGCCTCGCAAGTTCTATCGATTTTCTAGCCCGGACCCAACAACACCGTCCTCATATGAATTGTCGAGCTCTACGAATACACTATATGATATTGGAACGTCGTATTATATCGACAATACTCCGTTTTATCGTTTTTATAACTTGACAAATGGAAACTATTATACTTATAGAATTGCCGCGAATAATCTTTCGGGGACAGGTCCATTTTCATCAACATTAACCCGAAGGTGTGGGTCAGTTCCGAATAAAATCACAAATACGGTTGGAACACTGGATTATTTTACAGAGTCGGAACGTTTATCCAATAGAATCGATATTTTATGGAAAAAACCGGAATTTAGTGGCTATGAAATAAAAAACTTCATTATACAAATTAATGTAGATATATCCGGGCGCTGGCTGAATATTTTGGACTATTCTGCAGATATATCATACAATACATTAACATTTGATAGATTTGAAGATATTATCGTGCCTGTAACTGATGAAAGTATCGTGAACTATCGTTATAATACAGAGAAGATAACGTATCGGTCTCCGATATCTACGACAGGTCCATTAATCAATGGTAATAAATATTATATACGTATGAGATCTGTTAATGAATTAGGTTATAGCGCCTATTCAGATATACTTACTGGTATTCCAATCACGCGTCCAGCATCTACACTGATTAAATTTGTGGGCGTGCCGGTTGTTGGAAATAATTTAGTATATCTTACGTGGCAAATACCATCAGATGATGGTGGTGCGCCGATATTAAACTATATAATTGACTATCAAGAAATTGTTGGAGACGTAAATGGTGGAACATTGGTCGGAGAAAAATTTAGATACAATCAAAACGCACAAGAACCCCCGAAAACTGTAACAACATATCCGAAAGATCAGTTCGTTGCGATATATAATTCTCTAAAAGACCGGAATACTTTATCGACACTACAACTAAGCAAGATTGATGCGTCCCGTAATTATCTCTCGAATTTTATTATACCTCCAGTACCAATTACATTAAAAGATTCTGATAAAAAACTTGGTGAAACTGTTGCGGCGAATAAAAATGTTGTCATAACTTATCAAAATCCGTCGTTTACATATATTAGTGATGAACTCACGCAAAATGTCTTTGACATATCGAATATAGAATTAAAATGGTATTATTTTCTGGATGGTGATGGATGGCCGATTAATACGTCAGTTACATTTAGATTATCTATAAAAGGACATTTACAACACGTAGGTGATAATCGGGCGCTTGATATTAGTAATATTTTTCACATTCAGCCTAGTTCAAGACTATATACTGTAACCAGTTCCAATATGTCGGTAAATGGGAATTATAATTACATTGATTATAAAACTGGTAATGTTATAACTGATAATGTAGTTCCGAAAATATTTATCCCAACCTTACCCCGTATTGATTCGTCTAATAATTTACAACGTTATAAATTACGTTTGGAATATACATTATCTGAGCATTCGAGTAGTGTATATAAGTTTATTATGTATTCGGGTCCGATTATTATTAACGGAACAGCTCCAATTCGTACGATTCCTGGACTAGGACTAAACACTAAATTTAGCATAAAACTTACTCAAAATGCGTTGTGTCCATTGGATAATACGAAAAAATATCGGTTTACGATAACACCATTTAATATTGCGGATTATTTTCTAATAGACGAGAAAAATAAGGTCGATGTTACTATGGGTATTCTAACATCTGAACCGGTTTATAATGTATCATATTCGATAGTTCAAGAGAGTTCTGGTGGTAGAGTTGTATTGAATTGGAGTTATATTCCCACAGCGGAATATTACGTGACAATTGAAATAGCATCAAGCTATTTAAATGCTAATTTTCCAAATGAATACCCGCTTCTGCAGCAGGATGAAGGTCCAAGCCTCTCTATTTTAACCGGAAAAATAACACCTACTATTGGTGTCGCTACATATTCTATACCATCCATTAGATCTGACGATATTACTAGTGGTAACGCGCAACGTTACTTGAAACCCGGGCGTGGATATATAATCAAGATTGCGCCAGTTAAACTCGCGGAAGTAAACAATAAAACGATTCCATTAATTGCGCCATTTGTTTCAATGACACCTACCAATGTATTTATTGTGCCGTTTACTACGCCATTACGCCCTCTTTCATTTGGAGCCATTAGCAAAAATAGTATAATATTATTGTCGTGGAAATTGCCGAATTTGAATGAAGACCCTAATTATTATGTAACTGATGCGGTATCTTCTTTTTATACATATCGTTATTATTCTATAGAACTACGTGATTTAAGTGGTTCAAATCCGTCTACCTGGACTACAATAGTGACGCAGAATTCTATACCAAGTAATTCTGGAGATGGATACCCCTTCTCTTATACCGTGGCTGATTTAATAAATGAACACGATTATCAGTTTCGGGTTAGGTTAATCATTGAAAATTCGTATAACAATCAACACGCGTATTCCGATTATTCGTATATAACAGAATTAAACAATGTATTTGTTGATAATACGAATAATGTAGTACGTCCATCTCAATACCCATTCAAACCATCAGGTATAACGTATTTGGGTGTATCGCGTCCAGAGGTACGGCAATTACAAGTCGAATTCAATCAACCGTCATATAACGGTAACGCGACTTCATATGAATGCGTTATTGAATACTCCTTTGATGGAGTGAATGAATGGACTGATATATTTAATACGACGACTGGAATATCTAATCTCAATGATAATACGTCTATTCTTACAAGTGGTAAACTCGTTGTATCTACGATAGACAACGCGTTAACCTCGATAATTATAAAGTGTAAAAGTATTGTGTTGAATTATCATATTCGTCTTCGTGTTATTGGCAAAATTTCAGGCGTCGCGGAGCCATATCGTTTTCCATTATTATCATATAGCGATTATTCTCCAATACAAATCATTTCATTTTAAGTATTTGGTGAAATATTGATGATGATGATGATGATGATGATGATGCGTTGCGTTATTACAACCCATTCGATAACGCAATAAGCTGATCATTTGTTAATGTATCTGGAAAGTCCACGTTGAATTTGATTTTTAGTGAACCAGTTTCTCCATTCTTTTCAAGTCCCAAACCTGGTATGGTTTTAATACTGCCTGGTTTAATAATGTTACCGGGTTTATTTGCTAACTTAAATACCTTCCCGTTAAGGTGGTTGATTTCAAAATCAAATCCACATAATGCCAGTTTTAATGGAATATTTTTATCAATATGAAGATCAAGATGTTCTACTTTAAATATCGGATGTTGAAGAACGTTTATTATAATACGAATATCACCTTTCATTCCTAACTCATTTAAGTGCCCGCATTCATTTAATATAATTGTGTCGCCTTGAAGAACACCCTTCGGGATTTGTGCGTGAATGGTTTCTTTTTCTATTTTAACAATATCATTATCTGGGACTTGTCGATCTATTTCAATCGGAATAATACAACCATTATAGCATTGCTCGAGAGATAGAGATACGGTTTTAATAATAGACTCTGGTGGTGTTTGAAATTTGTGCGGTTGATGCTGTTGCTGCTGTTGCGGCTGTTGTTGCTGTGGATAACCACGCATTCCAGGATTAAATGTTTGAAATACAGGATTGGGTCCTTGTCCCGCACCATTCCCACGACCGCCACCGAATAACATATGTAACAATTCTTCTGGTATTCCTGGTGGGAATTGTTGTTGGTTATTTCTACTACCAAATTGGAATATTGGTTGGCCTGGAAAACCGCCAGGGAATCCAGCGCCAGGGAATCCAGCGCCAGGGAATCCGCCGCCGCCGCCGCCGCCACCGCCACCGCCATTTCGCATCATATCATACATCCGACGTTTATTTGAATCTGATAATGTCTCATATGCGTTATTCAATTCTTGGAATTTTTGCTTACTTTCGTCTGTGTTTCCATTTTTGTCTGGATGATGAAGCATTGACATTTTTCTGTATGATTTTTTTAGTTCATCTTCAGTCGCCTTTTCATCTACTCCAATGATTTTATAATAATCTTTATCTGGGTCCGCATTATTATTATTACTACTTTCAAAAAAGGTCTCTGGTCCACCACCAGCGCCACTATTCATAAAAGGATTTCCGCCAAAATTGAAAAACATCACAAGCCGTTATTATTTAAACAGTATATTAGATATACTCTAATAATACGCTATATTATGTCGACATCGGCATTGATGAATACAAACAGTTTTTCACCCGTAGTTCCGTTTATTACGAAATACCAACCATTACATATACACGAATTCGAGCAATTAGATCAAGATACAATAACCATTATTAACAGTTTAATCCAGATGGATAATCTAAATATTCTTTTTTACGGCGACTCCGGTTCGGGAAAAACATCAATTATAAATGCGATTATTCGCGAATATTACAAAAATAAACAGCATATCAGCGAGAATATACTCATATTAAATAGTCTAAAAGACCAAGGGATTCAGTATTACCGCAACGATGTTAAAATTTTCTGTCAGACATGCTCACTTATCCCCCATAAAAAGAAAATCGTGCTACTTGATGATATTGACCTCATTAACGAGCAGGGCCAGCAGGTTTTTCGCAATTGTATTGATAAGTATAGTCATAACGTTCACTTCATTTCATCCTGCTCCAATATCCAAAAAGTGGTCGATACATTTCAGTCACGTAATATTATTATTAAGATTAATCAACTAAATACTGGTTGTTTACATAAGATTATGCTAAAAATCAAGCATAATGAAGATCTGATTATTAACAAGGATGCGGAGGAGTTTTTATTGCGTATATCCAATGGATCTGTTCGAACACTCATTAATTATACCGAGAAGATAAAACTGCTCGATCGAGAGATTACATATGATATCGCCAATCAAATATGTTCCAATATCAGTTTTCATCTATTTGAAGATTATACCCGCGAAGTATTGCGTGGTGTGGCCGGATTGAAGACCGCGAATGCCATCCTGTTTAAACTAAATGATCAGGGTTATTCCGTATTGGATATCTTGGATAATTACTTCCTGTTCGTAAAATATACGGTATTGTTCTCTGAAGATGTGAAATATCAAATCACGTCGCTTGTTTGTAAATATATCACGATTTTCCATAACATACACGAGCATGATATTGAATTGGCTTTATTCACAAATAATGTGATTAAATTAGTGGCTTAGTATAGTGCGGATGCGGATGCGGATGCGGATGCGGATGCGGATTGTCTCCACATCCAACCGCCTTGGCCAACAAATACTTTCCAATTAGTGTATTGGACTCTAGAACTTGGGCTGGAGAAAGGCGCGCAAACCACTGAAACTTGTGTCGTTTGAGTATATCTTTTTCGGGGATATAAATACCTGCGGTTGTAGGGGACAGATAAATATCCACATCAGACAGCAACTCCTCGATAAGGACTGGTTTGTTCTTCATTGTCTTCGCGCCTAATTCTTCGGCAGGTATAAGAGATACTTTGTATTTGTTCGCGGTCGCGGTTGCGGTCGATGAGGCGGCGGTGGTGGTGGCCGATGTTATCTGCGGTACAGTAGATACATCTATGGACGCAGAAGACGCACACGACTCTGCCGATGCAGGGTTCAATTTCGCCATCCACCACCGAGATGGTTCACCAGTAAAATCCATATCCTGTGTATAGTCTGTGGCGATAAGCTGTGACAGATATTCCATATATTCTTTCATAAGGGGGTCATAACGACGGCAACCCATAATCTTCGTAGATGGCGAATATTGCGACTCTGCGGAGATGCTGGATGTTGACCGGAGTTCACCAATCACGACATTTGTTTTGTTATTACTGATTTCGTTGTCTAAATGCGCATCGTATAAGTTCCGCAAATTATGGAAACACATAAATGAACTAGGTACAACAAGCCCGCCGTATAAATGAAGAATGGTCGCCATCGCAAGTTCGCGCATATGTGAGCGAAGAGGTCGAGGCAGATCTTCAACTTTGGTGCGCCACTCTGGAATAATCTTTATCAGCGACTCGTCGTCCAGAAGACACACATTAAAACTATCACCGCACTTTTCTATAATACTGCGGATGGTTAAATATTGGTAGGGCTGGTTCAGGTTCTCGGAGGTCCTTGAACCAAAACTCTCCCACGATCTCGCATTCTTTTCGAATTCAATATGAACCCATAGGATTGGCTTCTTGTTATTGGTAAGACTTGTGTCGTTAAGAAGATATTTCTTAATCAGTTGACCATCTTCATACTGCTCTTCAACATCTATCGTTTTCTTGTATTTATTATATATGAAACCGACAATCATAATAAGTAGGTAGGCTATCGCCAGTTTAATGAGTTTGTTTTCGAGCATTTGTGTGTTCTATCTATATACTCGAGAGAATATAATACATCCGATGAATAGACGATAGATTCCATTCCATTATTCCAACCTGAATATATCCGAATATAGTTTCTTATGAATATCTCGAGAGATTTCGTCCTGTTTGGCTAAAATGAAAGCGCGGCGTGTATCTTCCTCTTCCTCACGCATCTTCGCCTTCTGATAAATATGTTCTTGCTCTTCTTTACTCGTTTGTGTATGTAAATCCCGCCGGGATTGGTCTCTAAATGTCTGTAATTCGTGTATGGAATTAAACCGGCGGGTCTTATAATAATCCTCTTCTGTGACTGGTATGACGGTCTCGGTGTGTGCCTTCTTCAAGTCTTCATACCGCAAGTTGCCAAATATCCCGCTTGAATACTCTTGGGGTCTTTCTCTCGTAAGGTCATATCCTCCTCCTCCTCCGCCTCCGCCTCCGCCTCCGCTGCGCCCCCCCGCGTATTCCAGTTCTGTTCTCTCGACAAGCGCATATTTATTCCGGAGTTCTTGCTTCTTATGGTTAAGTCGCGCCACTTTATCCGCCCACGACCCGCTATCGTCAGCTGCCATATTGTCTGCTATGGCGGCGTCCGTGTCCGCTGTGTCTCTGAACCACGCATCATACCCCGTCTCTACTTCGTCGTCTTTCAGGCGGTATTGTTCGAACTTTTGATTAAACCATTGGTTGAATTTTTTCACTTTCGCGGGTTCATCCGTGCGTCCTTCCGCGCGTCGTTCACCACCTCCAGTGCCACCCATCATTTCATCCAGGCGGCGTTTCATTCTCTCGTGTGTCCCCGTTGAATACTCATCATCCGCATCGGCACGATACCCCTCAGAGCGCATCAGACGCCCGTAATCCACGACTGATTTCGCCGCCGTCGCGGCCATCCCCCCATCAATCGGCGTATATGCTGCTGATAGTGTATCCTTTGCGACACACCGCACTGACGGCACATCGCCAGTTCGTGGTGTTCTCTCGATGTGTGTTGTATAATGCTCATTGATCGCAGGGTTGCGGATAGTATATATCTGATGTACGATTCGGTATGCCTTTGTGAAAAACAGGAAATATTCTTTTGGGAGCTGGCTTTTATCTGGATGTGTCTTCAATACTGCGAGTTTGGCCCGCTTCAGATCATCCTGATTGAATAGGGTGGGTAGACCGAATAAGGCTAATATGTCTGGCAAATTATAGTTGTCAATGTTTAGATCGAGAGATTCCATTGATTGCGGCGGCGGTATACTACTATTAACATTCTAATTTTATGTTATTTATTATACCGCACTGGCGAATAACATAAATCTCTCGGATGTGTCCCCGGATGTGTCCCCGGATGTGTCCTCGTTCCTTGACGGACGATCTCTCGACGTCCCTTATCCAAGCTTCGCACATCGGGCGAAGAATGCGATGATATCGGGTGGATTGGCGCCTGTAACAGAGTCATCGGGAATGTACTCAGTATTTCCACGCTTATAAAATATAAATACAGGAATACCGTTTACCATCCGTTTCTGTTTCATAAATGCGTAAAAATCCAACGATTCGTCTACATCTACTTCATAGCATTCAATTGCGTGTTCCGAGAGATTGGCGACTTGAACAGCGGCTAGATCCTTGATTGTCTTACAAGGACGACACCAATTCGCGGTTAGTTTAATGATCGTGTGCTTGTTTTGTTTGGTATTGTATTCCAACAAACCTTTAAATGTCTCGCGCGTGAGTTCAGTGAGGATGAGTTGCTTGGTTGACGTTGCGGCCATTGATCGCTTAATATACAATTGTAAGATAATAAATGGTTTGAAAATACGCGTTCGAGAGATTTATAGTATCCACATTATGAAATAATACATAAACCTAGTTCAATAGGTATTATTATACATACAACACAAATGAATAATAATATACATAATATCATTATTCCGTTTTACAGTTCGTGGTTGTATGTATGTGCGTCATATTATGATTATTCCCAAAATAAAGAACTATATGGCAAATTGGTTCGCAGAGAACACCTACAGACCTTATTTTGGAATGTATTCATAATCCAACCGTTTTCGCTGTATTTTATAATCACATTTCAACCTCCAACTGTGTTTGTGGATACGTTTTGGAACGAAATATCGTATATGTGTTACAATCTCATTTTCGGGGAATTTTGGTTTTATACAATTCATTATTTGTTTCATACTAAATATTTTTATAAGTATCATAAAACACATCACGAAAACAATGAGGTTGTCGGGATATTCGCACTTTATGCGCACCCAATCGATGCGGTTTTATTGAATCTTGGGTCGATTTTCTTATTACATTATTTGGTTGAATTTTCTTGTTTTCACATCTATCTCATTGGAACTGTTGCTACTATAAATACGATTATCCAATCACATACCGGCCGGAAAAACGGGTTTCACCAGCAGCATCATCGGTGTTTTACCTGTAATTATGGTATGGATTATTTTATGGATACTCTCTTTTCTACGGCAAAGAAGTAGTTGATGGGAGTGTTTCATTTCATATGATACGCCTTGTCGATTCGTCCTTCACGCAAAATAGACGGGTCCAATTCGTGAATGGCGTCAATCGTAACATTAGATGTGAGAATAAGGATGAGATTCGGATAAAATCCAAGGTCTGTAACTTTATCCAACATTGAATTCCAGTCACTTTTATCCATCATTGGAATAGGTATATAGATATGTGGTTTGATATTGCCTTGGATTACATTTACGATGAGTTTATCGCATTCTTCTAATACTAATACGAGTTGTTTATCATCATCTGGTGAGATCGTGCTATACACTTTGGATAAGTTATCACCTGGGTCGATCGGTTTCCACGTATCGCAATAATACGCGCCGATTTGTTTCGCAAGAAGGAGGGTTAGTAGCGACTTACCTGTACCTGGTTCGCCGTATATAAAAAATGTGCCGCTTCTTGACGCTTTACCGTTCACAGTTTTCAGGATATCGTCGATGATTTCTTGCTGATATTCACGCGCCTCTTTCTTCAGGAATTTGGTTGCGTCGTATTTGCGGTCAGAATATTCCCACCACCACGGATTCCCGCGTCGTTCACGGATATCTATGATTTTCTTTTCGGTCATTGTCTCCCCATCGTCTGCCTTCACCATTTTATCCCCGTTTGTTATCTCATCGAACCTAGCCCGCTTTATAATCAGATACATTGTATGTCCTTGATTGTGTTGTGTTTCATTCGAGTAGATATATCCAATATACCATTTCCCATAAAATAATCCGAATGGTTTGCCATTGTGATAGAATACCGAACGTTTGATGTTTAATTTGGTGATGAGTTGGTTACATTCTGTTTGGTCGTTGATTTTATAGCCTTGAATTTTGATGAAATGGCCAAGAATCAGCGGCAATACGTATAATAATGGAATGGAGGTTAGTAATGAAATGGCGACGATGTCGAATAGTGACATTGATTGTGTTTATAAATATTATTATAGTAGTTATAAATATTATTATAGTAGTATTAATAATATTATTAGAGTTGTGTTTATGTTTATGTTTATGTTTATGTTTTGTGTATATTATTTATTTGTTTGAAAAGTATACCGTTGGCGGAATCAAATAGATTTGGAAAGTCGGCCGTTGGCCGAAAATATTCGGTTTGAAATTAGAAAAAAGTCTGGAAAATCTTCCGTTTGAAATTAGAATAATATTGGGTATTGGATGGAATTCTTGGGAATATAAAACTTTTGAAAATCGTTGGGTAATCATCGGATATGATTCGTAGTGTGGGAATACTACATAAATAGTATATTTATAACAAGAGCATCGTCTGTAATAATATATATAACGTACAAAAAACACAACACTGAAACTGTCATATATGACGTTGTTGAATAACTATACTTGCTACTTTTCTATCTCCATTCTGCTACTTTATTTCGGACATTTTTAAAAATGTCTATTTCGGCTATAGCCTCGGATACTTTTGAAAAACACATAAAACACCATTTTTTAAAATTATGCTCTCAAATAATTTTTTGAATGAAAAAGTTGTGACTGATTTTTTTTACGAACTTTTGTGGCGGGTCCTACCCAACTTTAGCAAAGTAGCATAAAGAGAATCAAGCATAATAAGTAATAATTCAATTACTATTTTTATATTATCGTCGTTATATATCGTAAGGTTTACAGTAAGGAGATACTACATGAGTCAAACTGCTTACACGTATTTTTGTGAGAAGTGTAACTACTCAACAACAAGAAAATTCAATTATTTAAAGCATATTAACACTGATAAACATTCATTCTTATGTACTGAAAGTCAAACGAATGTTGTTGTTAATAATTCGACATCATCTACGAACCGGAATTATCAGTGTTCAAAATGCGAACGAAAATATACCTTAAAGCGGAATTTATGGAGGCACGTAAACCAATGTCAAAATGAATTGAAACAGACACCTACGAGTATTGATACGAACGATGATACGAATATTAGTATAAACGTTGATATTCCAAGTGATACGAATGATATTAATACCAATTCGAATACAAATAATGTAGATTATGGCAAGTTAATATTGGAGGTTATAAAGTCAAATCAGATATTACAGTCTCAAATGTTAGAATTATTGAAGGCGCAGAAACCTAACACAAGTAATACAATCATCCAAGGAGATGTTGTAAATACAACAAATACATTTAATTTGAATATGTTTCTGAATGAAAAGTGTAAAGACGCGATGAATATGACTGAATTTGCGCAATCGATAGAAGTGACTATGAAAAATATGGATAATATCAGAGAACGTGGATACGTCGAATGTATATCAGCAATCTTCATCAATAACTTAAAAAACACAGAAATTAATAAGCGTCCGATTCACTGTAGCGACCTGAAACGCGAGGTTCTATATGTGAAGGGCGATGACTCTTGGGAGCGTGAGGATGTGAATAGCAAGAAGTTGAAAGATGCTGTTCTTATTGTCGAACACAAACACGCAGGTATGATAAACAAATGGGCTGATGAACACCCAGGTTGGGACAAGAGTAATAATATTCAAAACAATAAGTATTGGAAGATGTGCCGTAATATTAGCGATGGGACTGATGCCAAGATATTAAAAGTGGTTAAGAATATCGCGAAGGAATCTGTAATAAAAAAAGGTTTATTGAAGTAGTAATTTTACTTAAACTGAACATGTACATAAATATTAAATTACAATCAATATAAATAATGGAACCATCGAACACTAATTATATATATTTGTTACATGAACGAGAGTTTATCAAAACATCAGAATATATTTATAAAGTCGGAATGACACGCCAATCCAACCTGGACCGAATTAAGAATTACCCAAGAGGGTCTGTCCTATTATTTCAGATGGAATGTTATGACTGTAAATTTGTCGAGTCCATCGTGCTTAAAAAATTTGATGATATGTTTCACAAATGTAGCTTTTATGGTAACGAATATTATCGAGGGAACAAAAAAAATATGATGGATATCATATATATAATTATTGCGAATGAAGATAAAATAAGAGAATGTACGACAGATAGAAATGGATATATTGATAATATTTTGAAAAATGTAAATAAACCGATTGAATTATCCGATACAAAAATAACCAAAAATAATTGTGAAGGTGTAAAATGTATTGTTGACGATAAACCCAATCTTGAAGAATGTAGAAATATTGAAAATCAAGAAATAAAGGATTGTGATACAATTCAATATTACACGCACGATGATATGAACAAGATAATTCAAGCAGCCATTTCTGCTGGAGATGGTTGCTTGGTGCGTGCTTGTATGAAAGCCACATGTGCTTTTACATTCAATGATTTTGATAACGACCTTATACCTTTTAAATATCATAAAGATGTTAGTAATTATAAAATTATGAATGTAGTAAATATAAAAAAACCAAAACAAAAAACAAAAAAACATTCACCCCAATAAAAAAATAAAACCCTCTTATAATAAAATGAACAAGGATGTTGATGTTATTATAATCGGTAGCGGTATCGCCGGTCTATACGCAGGGTATCAAATTAAACGCTTCGCTCCTCCAAATACAACTTTCCTCATTTTAGAGAAAAACAAGAAAGAATGGATGGGTGGGCGTATCGGTAACGATACATTCTATGGTGCGGATATTGTTGTTGGCGCTGGCGTCGGACGAAAAAATAAAGATCACGCATTGATTCAATTATTGAAAGATACCAAAGTTATCTATTCGGAGTTTGTATCTTCTAGAAGATACGTTCCACCATTTCAACCTATTGACCTTATGGCCACAATGCGTACACTTAAAACCGAATACAAAAAAGCACCGGAAAAACATCGCCATAAGACATTCAAACAGTTTTTTATTGAAGTATTCGACTCGAATGTATACAAGGATTTCGTAATCACGTCGGGGTATACCGATTTTGAAAATTCTGATATTTATGAAACATTGTATCATTATGGTATGGATGATAATGTCGCTGGATGGACTGGATTAAGTCTTTCGTGGAAACGCTTGGTTGATACATTGTACGCCAAAATCGGCCCAGAACATTTCAAATTCTCGACTGAGGTTACGCGCATCCACAAAATACAAGGCCACACCCACACCTCTCCATTTGGAGTATTCGAAATTACCACCGCGAACAATAAACTATCGTATTATGCCAATAAAGTTGTTGTCGCAACAACAATTGACGCCGCAAAGCGAATCATTCCAGGCGCATCGGCACGAACAAGCATATACCAACATATACACGGACAACCATTTCTTCTTGTATATGCGAAATTCGATCGCGCAAGCACCGAGATAATGAAGAAACACGTGACCGCATTTACGCCTCTAACCGGTCCACTCCAGAAAATAATACCGATGGACGCGAGTAAAGGAGTATATATGATTGCTTATACGGATAATCAACACGCAATGATGTTGAAATCCAAAGGTGCGCTTGAAAATACGCGAAAAAACTGTGAAATGTACTCAAAATTGATTGAAAATGAACTAGGTACAGCCCCACTAAATATTATTGCTATTACTGATTACTACTGGCCAGTGGGTACACACTATTATGAGCCGCTGACTAATGTTGGTGGCGGCGGTGCCGAATTCAAAAATCGGGGGGATTTTATCCGTCAAGCACAACACCCAGAAAAAGGAATGGTTGTCGTCGGAGAGATGGTGAGTCGTGATCAAGGGTGGGTAGAAGGCGCATTAGAAAGCGTGGATGCTGTAGTTAAAAAAGAATGGTTGAATACTGTATTCTGACACATCCTAATCCTAATCCTAATCCTAATCCTAATCCTCACAATAATCCGATATCCACGTCAATAGAATCACCACACCTACAGTAGCCAATGGCAAAAACTCAATCATTGTATTGTATAATATATCGTAGATTAAAAATACAGTTATTTATATTATATAAGGTTTGGTTTATTTGACCGTTCTATATCATATTTTATTTAGCAAGAATAATATATAATATTTATTATCATAGTAGATTATGACGTTATTAGATATAATTCAGAACAAAATTATTATAATCAACATATTTTTATGGATTATTGGTATTTATCTTGCTGTTTATACTAAGAAAATTGCCTGGGTATTTCTATTATATTATGTATTTATTCTGAATGAGATTATTTATTACATTACTGGATGGGAAATTTATCATAGTCATTGGAGAACTGAGTTGTTTTATAGTTCTGATGCCATATCAGAAATTAGAGGTAAACAACTAGATACTCTAGACCTAAATTTTACCGAGGGTTATTTTCCGGACGATAAATGTATTTCTTCTAGCGAGTCTGAAAAAAACAGGTTTGACCACTTCATTAAAATTTTGGGGCTAAGGCCAGGAGATGTCGTATTAGATGCGGGGTGTGGGTGGGGAGGTATGGTTGCCTACTTTCGCGAAAAAGGTATTGAAGCATATGGAATTACGATTACAAAAGTTCAATATGAAACAAACGTTAAAACGCACGGACCATTTTTTAAGTACGGGGACTATACAGAATTTAATCCGGAATTTGTAGGCAAGTTTGATGTCATAATATTTCCAGGTTCATTAGAACACGTATATGGAGGAAACATTAGGTTGATGTCATCATATCAATATAAATACAACAAAATGATAGAACTTTTTACAATGATGAAACAATATTTTAAACCAGACTCTACTAGTAAAAAACTTTTTTCATCGAACATTCATATAAACTTAAAATTCAAAGATCATTGGCAATCCTATGTCATTGAACGTTCATATGGAGGAATTTATCTACCTACAGAGAAATATTCATTAGCAGATGTATTAAAAAATTCGGGGTACAAAGTTACTATGAACAAGGATTATACGTGGCATTATTATCGCGCCACCGAATGCGACAACACACATTTCGGAGTTCCAACTGATATTGGTACATTTTTAACCGCTCTAGTATTTTTGATATATCCTCATATCCTCTATATCAATATGTATGCGAGATATGGATATTGGATGTGGATGTGGGATGGTAACAATCACTATATCGATAATCATAATTACACATTTCAACCTGATATGAATAAAAGACCGACAACATTGTTTTATACGATCGCGCAACTATAATTACTGTCCACTATCGCCTGCGCCCGCGCCCGCGCCCGCGCCTGCGCATCCTCCAACTACACCCTCCAAGTCCGCAATCCGTATATGCGGCAGCTCGGTATGTGCCTCCCAGAAATATTTAAAATACGACCACTTAAAGTCCAGTTTATCGCAGTAATAATGTGAATACTCGCGCTTCAGCTTCTCCGCTACTGCCGGTGGTAAAAGCCCGTGCCCCGACATCGGCAGCACGTAACACAATTGAACGAGATCGCGCACAGGGTTCGGAGGCGCGCCTTCCTTAAACATCGCGGTATCCGTATGCGGGATATAACGCACCAGGTCCTTCAATAACGGCGCATAGGGATACTTATACGTCCAACGCCAATCCACACAACCCGATGAATAATACCTCATCGTCCATTCTAATCCTTCAATATAATTCACGCAAATCATACGCACCCGGTCTACCCCACGCACAGAAATACCGTCACTGCCACCCTTCGTACGATCGGTATACAAATCAATCTCAAAAAGCGCATCATAATACCGATACTCCCAATTCTCACGGAAGGGATCAATATATCTTTCAGCCGCCCGCTCCTGAAGTGGGATGGACATAAAGTCCAACATAGAATGGCATCTATCAACACTAGATACCATCTGAACAACACGATCACACGCAATACCGGTAAGCTCAGACATATCCACTTTCGCCGTCGTCGCCACCGTCGCCACCGTCGCCGCCGTCGTCGTCACCGTCTTCGAACCGACATTAGATTTAGCCGAGTTAAAATGATTACCACCGCCACGGCTACGGTCTCCACCACCACCACCAAATCGCCGACTTTGTTTATCCCGTGTCTTATGTTCATTCATTAATAACTCGTGCTCATTCGTAGCCAAACGTTCAATAAATGTGCGCATCGACTTCCATACAATCTCTTTTACGTGGTCCTTTGTCCTCCGAACCAAATACTGGCTCGTATCGCGAAAGACATCAGCGTATGTCTGAAGTAATATCGTCATTCCAATAGTTCTCAAATTAAGAGATGGAAAATGCGGCATAAAATCATTCCCGAGCATAAATGTCATAACAATATAATCATCAATCGCCGCAACAACGTTTGGTGTGATACGAGACTCTGGGACAGCCGTGGCAACCTCTACTCCTGCCATCCCTGAAGGCGTCGTGACGATTGTTGCCGCCACTCCGGACGCTTTCGTCTCGCGCATAATTACCTCCAATGAACACGCAAAAGTCGGAATATCTAAAAAATAATGGTCGTCTTTCGAGAGAGTATTGTCTAGTGACTGTATAAACTCGGGTGTATCACGATACAGGAAGATATTCTCCGAAATATGAAGATGGTTCAAACAAAGCATAATCAAATCCGCATCCAGACCATAAATCAGTGTCGTTGTATCCTTATGATACCCAGGAAACGCACGGATGTATTCGAAGATCTTATGCTCGCCTTCACCCGCAGTATCGCTTCCGGAATAAATATACTCGGGTCCGGTCCCACTTCCAGCGCCCGTATACGCCTGTGTAGCGACAAATTCACGCATCCGGGTATTCAATTTCGTCATAAACCGCGTCCCGGGTGTAATGGATGACGTGTTCCACGCCTTTTGAAGTGCGGCTTGGACACCCTTTGCTTCGCTTGCGCCTGACGCTGACGCCGACGATGACGCCGATGACGCTGTTTTACGATTAATCGTCTGCTCTACAATGGTTGTAAACCACGACTTATACCGGCGTTCCCTTTGCTGATTCAGTTTAGCAACCGGCGCGACACCATCAAACGCAATAAGAACCTTCGATTCCGGACGAATCATTTTCACATATTCAGTGATTCTCTCACATACCATATTTATTAACATTGTTTCATATTCATCATCCGACATTCCGCGATTTGACCCGATGATACGAACAGCGTCATAGATTAGACCATTCGTATCCATATAAAGATTATGAATACGTGGAAGCAACCCCAACCGTTTCACAATATCCTTGTGGCGTTTTACAATATCCGAAAAATAACTTGGAATACCCATTTTGTAGATTATGTCGTCTAAAATAATAACACGATCGAGATTTACACGCGCCTTTCAGTTACATATTATATGAAGTTGTGTTTATACTATATTTGTTGGTCGTGGTTGTGGTATGTCGAATGTATCCCGATCGATACACCCCATTACAAACACCGGGAAATATTATAGTACGTATTATATAACAGAGATACATTCAGGTAAATGGCTTTACAACTCACATTTTCAAATGTGGTTCAATTATTTAGTATATTTGCTCCTCTATTTTTAGGCACATTTTTAGTATTGGTCTCAGTATTCAATCAAAATATAAAAGGTATGATTTATCTGGGTGGTGTGCTAATATCGTCAGTTATCAATTATATGGTGAGTATGGTGATTGGAAGTGAACCATTGATCAATGAAAGCGCAATGTGTAATATTGTTGAATTCCCTTTAATACCATCCAGGTATAATGTTCCCAATTATAACAGTATGTTTATTTCGTTTACATTAATGTACTTATTATTACCGATGTTGAGTAATAACCAGATTAATTTCTGGATTGTAGGTGTTATTGTAAGTATATTTGTGGTGGACGCATATGTGAAGCTTATGTATTTTTGTACAGTTCCCCGTGGTATAACCATAGGTTCAGTCGTTGGACTGACATTAGGCGCAGTATGGTATTTCCTGCTTAAATTCAATAACTTTGAAAGTTTATTGTTTTTTAATGACTTAACAAGCAATAATGTTATTTGTAAACGTCCGTCTAACCAGACGTTTAAGTGTTCGGTGTATAAGAACGGACAAGTTATTCAGGATCTGTGAAGATATCCATTATCCATAAAACCGTCACCCACTGTGGGTTTTATTTATCCATAAAACTGTCACCCACTGTGGGTTTTATTTATCCATAAAACCGTCCATAATTGTGTATCATCCACGCTGAGAAATCCGATAATAAGATCTGTTTGTGAAAGCCGTTCGTAAACAACTTTAGATTTCCGCCGTTGTTTTTGTCACCGTATATTTTGAAAAAATATTGGACGACTTCGCTAGTTTTGGCGTGTTTATATTTCTCTTCTGCTTGTTCGTATGTGAACACAGGCTTCCCCTTTCTCGCATTTACAGTATTATGAAAATCAATCAGAAAATACTGTAATTGTTCTTTTGTTTGTATTGCGGATATTTTCCGTACATTTTGATTCATATATTGTGTCGCGTGCTGTGTACATTCTGGACACGGTAAATTCGCACAAATACGTTGGATATACTGTAATAACTCGGTTTTTATAGCAGGTAAATCATCCGGAACTACCTTGTATGCTAATGTATGGAATAGATACCAGACACACGGACCCCATATACTTTTAGATACCATAATAATATATTGATGTATTGATGTATTGATGTATTGATATAATTAGAAAGGTTGTTATAAAATATACTTTATATGAATATAAAAAAAACGCAATATATCTTTTATAGCTATAATGATAATCGAAACCATACAATACGAAGTAGAAGGCGAGATTGACTTTTTCAAAGAACTGAAAAATATAAATAGTGGAACAAATGATGATGCCTCATCGACTGAACCGGCTGATATATCCAATCGATGTTTAATAACCGATGAAGTGTTATGTCCTGACGCAGTTACTCTAAATTGCGGTCATAAGTTCAATTATATTCCACTTTATAAAGAGGTTCTATATCAAAAATGCTCTACGTTGCCTAAAAATATGTCTTCAAAGATATTAGCATTATATACAAAAACAGTCCAAACAAGTAATAACATACCTGTTCCTGGTGTTCATAACGTCCAAAGTGTTCAGACTGTTACATATAATAGTTCATTAAATTTAGAGACAACCAAGTTACATTATGATGAAATAAAATGCCCGTATTGTCGGGCAATAACACCGAAGTTATTACCATATTATCCGTATCCAGATGTGAATCAAATAAAATACGTTAATTCGCCAAGTGGATTATGTTTGAAAGGTGTTGGTTGTGAATATTACAAGATGTTTCCAGGGAAAGATAAAAACAAATCGTGTGTATATTCTCCGACATACAGTTCAGCACACGGCCTTTTATGTAAAACGCATACAAAGAAGGTAATTAGCAAAGAAAATAAAGTTATATCGTATATTAATCCGCATACACTTCACACGGATAACACGATATATAATAATCCGGCGGAATGTGGGGAAAGATGTGAATTTTTACTTTTAACTGGTGATCGTAAGGGCCAACCGTGTGGGTGTAGAAAATATAAGTGCGATGATACCGCGATGACGACATCGGGGGTATCATTGTGTAAACGCCATTTGAATATGAAAAAAAAATAATGGAACGCGGTTCCACCCACACCGCCCACTCTACCTCACCCCACTTTCCAAATTACATTGGCATATGTACATTATTTACACGCGAGTTTCCGGTAACCGGTTGTAATGGACAGATTGACGCAGATGGTCTATTCGATTGGCGCAATTTAGCACGTCTAACCGCGATTGAAGATGCCCCTACACCCGCGCCACTAGTATACGATGCGTTCTTCAAATTATTATGAACATCACCCATAAGGGTTAATTGAACACGTTTCAACATTATATGATTATATACTATACGATTATATTATTATTGTTATTATTATTGTTATTATTGAAATACTTATATTACAGATCATTGTTAAATGAACATTATACGCAGGTATATTCCAACTACATTATCTAGTCGGGATAAGCGACGTCAACGAAATATGATAACTAAATCACGGCGCTTATATAAACAGGGTAAATATTACAGTCGTAAACCAGTGAAATCATTCTCATCAAAACCATCAAATCATATCTCCAACGCAAAACGAATATATCACGTAACCAGTATCAAGGCGTCAAACGAATTGTCTAGAGCAACTGGATGTTCTAAAAAGGGATTGCGAGAGATTATAAGGAAAGGTGAAGGCGCATTTTATTCATCTGGATCTCGCCCAAATCAAACACCTCAATCGTGGGGTATTGCGCGTCTAGCAAGCTCGATTACAGGAGGTAACGCATCTTTAGTAGACTATTCTATTATCGATCGGGAATGTAGCCATCGTAAATCAGCATATCGTTTAGCACGAAAACGAAGAAGTTATAATTAAATTATTTTATTCTATTCAATAGTTATATGAATACAGTATTCAATAGTTATATGAATACAGATATGAATCATCCAATTCAGAATCATTATACTACGAATCCAAATATAATATCAGGTGTAATATCATCTCAAACAGATCTGACACCAATAAAACCAATGACAATGATGACAGATCTAAATCAAGCACCGATTGTCACACAATCAACGCCATCTATAACCAAGGATCAAGTCAAAGACTATCTACGACAATGGATACGTATAGAGAATGAAATAACTACACTTTCGACCGAAATAAAGAAGCGTAAATTGATACATCAGCAATTATCAATATCGCTGTTAGATAATATGCGTAAAAATGCGATTGATTGTTTTGATATCACCAACGGAAAAATTGTATATTCTAAAGTTAAAACCCGCGCACCTCTTAATAACGGTCAAATTCGTACAGCATTAACAACGTATTATAAAGATGACGCTGATAAGGCGAATAATTTAACAGAGTTTTTATTATCATCCCGTATTGAAAAGACGCGCGAATCAATTAAAATGAAAATTCCGAAACCCAAAATATGAAATATAAAATGTAAAACGATACTTACATAAATACTTCAATAGATATTATACATTACTTATATAGAAGTAACGTGTAATAATGTTTTATAGTGGAGGAGCGAGAAAGAAAAGAGCGGTTCTTCATATCTTACATCATACCAAAGAAGACAAAAAAGAAGAAGAAGAAAAACCTGTAATAGAAAAGACGCTCAATGAGGATAATACCGGCAGAGAACGACCCAGGTCCAGGTCCAGGTCCAGGTCCAGGTCCAGGTCCAGGTCCAACAAACCAAACAGCAATACAGTATCCGATACCGCCACCGACACCGACACTGACACTGACGCAAACACCGACACTGACACCGATACCGATACCGAGTTATCACCAGAGGCAAATGATTATGTTACCACAGTGTTTACTGAAGATTCACCAAACTCACGTTATCAATATTATTTTGTAGATAATGAACTAGATTATTCGATAGAACATATTGAAGAGGGATATCATAAAGAATCGCCAATAGAATTATATAATGAAAAGGATATACGCGATTTTAGTATAATTATATACCGAATTAATACGAGACAAGATACACCCTTTCTGGAATTTTTACTGTATCACGAAAAATCGTCTGGTAAATGTGGACTACCCAGTTATCATCATAAGAAACATTATGAAACAAGTAAGAAACACATCAAGAGCGAATTAGACGGAATTCTCGATAAACTATTTTCAACAAAATACCGTTACAAAGGATATATATACGATGAACATACCCATCGTTGTTTCGTTTTTTATGAGAAGTATTTCGATATTAATTATCGGGCGTTTATGGTGTCATTAGACAAACCATTTAATTGGATATGGGCGTGTTCAACTGAAATAATTAACGATAATAAATATTTGAATGTTCCAATTGATGAAACAACTGTTGGGTTTTTTATGAACTATCCAATGGTGGGATTGTTACAGAGTTTGACAGTTGCTCCGCATACCGCAGTGAAGAAGAAACGCGTGGCAACATCACACAGCAGCGATGGTGATATTATTCATCATAATATTGAAGCGCCAGTTGTATTATATACTGGTGCTAATTATTGTTACACAGCCAATACCGCACTATATGGATTAAAGCGTGAACCAATAACTAGCCGGTATGGACCGTTTTATTATTTTACGACATTTGAACATTCATTTCGATGGGCGTGTTATAATTATAAAAATATGATAACGTTTGATCCAACATTTGAAAATATGAAGCTTTTATCCAAAGAAGGCGAAAAATATTCGGGTGATGGCGGTATTTCGCGATACGCCGTATTTACAAAACGAATGAAAACGGTGTTTTTGGATGATGAATATGACCCCGAAATCGTGAAAAAATATAAACTGAAAAAGAGTTTGTTTGAAGTATCACACATTCGCGATCACGCATTATCTAATTCCGCTCACACAAGTGCGAGTGCGGGTGCGAGTGCGAGTGCGAGTGCGAGTTATTCTGAATATTTAGATAAAACAACAAGTCTTCATTCATATGATTATTCGTGGACAAATAGTTACGATACAATATACAACGGGTTTTATGTTTTCAAAGAAAAACACAAACAAACAAATACGAACAAAACTATACTTCCAGTATGGTGTGTGTACAACCATCGTAATTTTGAACCACTGACCTTTCATAAAGTAGATACGAGAGATTTACCAGTGAAGTATGATTACGAGTTCAATGACTATCACATATTATAATGTTATCATCATATATGAATAATTATTTTTGGTTAAACTACTAACGTCATATACAGAATGGGAATCTTTGATAATAAAATATATAATTTCGTGATGCTTTTCTTTGTAAGCGCAATTATAATGAAAATTATGGAGTTTTTGGATATAGAATATGTATTTTATATAAGCTATTTATTGTGGTTTATAGCAATAGGTATATTTGTGATTATTCTTCCACGAAGCAATAGTTCGATAATTTAAATTTAGTGTATATTTATACAAATTTTAATGTTATACATATACATAAAATAAAATATGCCTGACGAAGTTATCCGGTACAACTCTGAATTAGAACAGTTATTAAAGGAGAACTCAGAAGAATGCGAGTCGTTATCTATTCTTCATCGTATGTCATATGAGAAATATAACAAGCGTTCCAATTATATCAACATTCCAGTTATTATATTGAGTAGTGCGATTGGATTTATTACTGGTATTGACTTACAGTATTCCCAAATGAATATAATATTGGGTGTAGGAAGTGTGTTTGTCGGGATTATTAAATCGGTGGATACGTATTTTCAGTTGGCCAAACGCGCCGAGTCGCATCGTATCTGTTCTTTACAATTCTCGCAGATTTATAAGAAAATACAGATTGAACTCACATTGAATCGTAAACAACGATTGACTGCTGAAAATATGATGAATATCATTAAGACCGATATTAAGAATATGCAGGATATCGCGCCTCTCATCGACGATGATATAATCGACCAGTATAACCAAAAATACCGTCGTTTTAAACGCGTCAAGAAGCCAAATTTTGTTAATGGACTCACCGAAGTCAAGGTAAATAGCGCCGAAGATGACTATGATTATGCCAGTCGACAGGGTAGTCGTGATCAAAGTCCTTCTGGTCGTTCAGAACACGGCACCACCGATCAAGACATTGCTAACCACAATGACCTCTCTATGCTCGAGTATACTGCGAATGCGAACGCATCTAATAACGCTGCTATTGCCATTGATAATGACGCGGAAAGTGTTGAACCACAAAATAATATTGTGGCTGGTGCTCAGATACCACCATCGCCGAGTCAACAACAGCTACAACAGCTACAACAGCTACAACAGCTACAACAGCTACAACAGCTACAGCAGAGATTCAATGGTTCAAATAAGAATTCTCCCGCCAATAGTGTTCGAAGTGGTGCGTCTATTCAGACTAGTGGACAGATTCGTATTGATGCTAGTGGTAACTCAACATTAGCCGCATAATCACTGCCTAATTTACTCTATAATTTACTCTACAATAATAAAATTGAAAGGAAAGGTGTCACGAATAGTAAATCATACCAACTATACCGTTAGTTAAACGTGATGAATTCTACACCTGCCTCAACTAGTATGATGCTGTCGTCCACCGCGAAGTTGACAACAACAACAAAAACCACGACTGCCAGTGCGATTCTGGCTGGGGCCGCGTCAAAACCCAAAAAGTCTGAAAAGAAAGAAAAAGGATATGAAGTATCTCGTCGTATGGAAGGCGGGATCATTGTGAGTAGGGTGGAGGGAAAGAAAGTGGAAGAGGGGGAGCATTGAAGTAGGAGAAATAGAACCGCCGGAACGGAGAAAGAAAAAGTATGAAGAGAAA